GCTTCGGCTTGCCATAGCCTCTGTCAAGCAGGAGCTCCGCTGCCCTGGTGTCACCCTTCTTGGCCTTGGCATGGAGTGCCAATAGTATCTCTTCGGCAGCAGTTAGCCCATCCTTATTCTCCTTGCCAAGCACATTGGCAAGGAGCACACTAAGCTCTGGCAGCTTTGGTGGACGGCCGTTAGGATTACCGCTTTGGCCTTTCTTGAATTTACTGTGATCCGGTGGAATCCCTTTTGGCATTTTCCCTGAATTTACCCTGTTTACTTTGCCCTTGATTTACGGTACTTGTCGGCTTCTGCATAAGCAATAGCAATGGCCTGCTCCTGTGAATATCCCTCATTAACGAGTTTGCGAATATTCATTTGAATGATCTGCTGTGAGTCTCCTTGGAATAATGGCATATCACAAATTTAAAGATATTTTTTCAATTATCGCAGCCTCCTGCACTGAGTTCACCTCAAAGCCTTTCTTGATCAGCTCTTCGTATTGGCTCGCATAGATGGCAAGGTTTTTAAACTTATGGTCAATGTGCACCTTTGCAGTGAACACATCATTGTCTTGTGAATCCTCTTGTTGAAGCAACAGGCCGAATCGGTACATATCATCATCAGGGTCAATCATCACTTTGTTGGTAGTGGTGAATATATCAAGCTGATGGGCATCAAAGGCAATGGCAATTTCGTATTCAAGGCCCGGATGGGTGAGATAGCCAAAATAAAAGTTCTGACCATGTATCTCTGCCAGTACCATCACCCCGGCTCTTAGTCGCTTAGTCATCATAGCCCTCATAAGTTTGAATGTAATACTCCATTGCCTGATCAGTGTGGTCCTTTACCGGCCTGTTTAATGATTCGTAAACCATGCCATCTGAGAAAGCAGTGGTGATCATCTGCTGCTCCATCTTTTGGATTTCGAGCATGAGGTCAATGTTGAATTGTCGGCCCAACAATATCTGAGAATAGATAAAGTCACTGACCCTTTGGTGTGTTGTTTTAGCAGCCATAGTGTTCTTGTATGTGTGTTTTATTTTGGAATGCTATTGATGCAAGATAGTCACTGACCATCTTATAAATTAAATCTTTGTGGGATATGGGCACCCGCAAAGTGATATTGACAGTGGGCTCTCCATACTTGGACTTCCTCCCTGCTCCTATCCTGGCACCGCCTCTTGTAGATTTAACCTGTTCCATTGTGGCAAAATTAATCATTATTTGATTGTGTTATGCAATTTGATATTATTTTTTTTGAGTAATCGGATCCAATCCAGGCACCTGGTAAGGTAGGTATGCTCTACTGATGAGCCTGACCTGGCATGATTTAGCTGCTGTTTGTAGCTGTCATGTGTCCTGGTGGTGCTGTGGTAGGTAGTGCAGCCATCTATGATCTTGGCCTCATCAGGTGCCAGATCATTCATGGCCTTCCTTATCTTTTGCTCGGTTGTCATGTTACCTTCCATCCTTATCATTATGGTGTTTGTCTATTATGTAGGCCCATGCAAGGGCTGTGACTATTGTTATTACTGCAATCATGGTGAATGTTGGTGGTGTCATTTGGATGAACAATTACTAAAAATTGTTGCAGGCTTGTTGCAGCTTGCAACAAAAAAAGTAAGCAAAAATCGGCTGTATCCTTAGAGTATTAATCGTTTTAGCGATTTGTTGCAACTTGGTCGAAAAAAGTGCCTCAAACATATAATGTGTGTGTGTGTGTGTGTGTGTGTGCATGTGTGTGTGTATTACTGTTAATTAATAAAAATAGGGTGTAAGTTGCAACAAATGGCTGTAAGGCTTGATGCTGTAAGGCTTGAGATGTTGCAACTTAGTTTTTTAAAGCTGCAACAGTTGCAACAAATTAAACCGGTGTCTTATTGATCAGATACATTGTCACTATTGAGTTTCCACGTCTTTTTCTGTCTTTTTCGTAGCCAAGTGAAGTCAATAAGGATCCAAGCCGTTGTGTGTTTAAATGGTTCAATTTTGTTTCCATAATCAAATATTGTTGAATCTCAGTCAGTGACATCCATTCACCATAAGACTCAGAATTGGCAGGAGATATCTTACGGTGTATCAAATCCTCTTCTGGTGTTGAATGTTTAAAATAACCAGTTGATTTATTAAGATCTTGAATTTCCTCTTTGAGTATGGTGTAATCAAAGCCACTCATGTACATGGCATACAGCTCCCGCCATAGTTGAACCTTATCGCATTTATTATAAACGTTCTGATAAATATTCAAAATGTGGATGGGTATCTGCCTCCTGTTGCCAGTCGGGTCATTAAGTATCTGAGTCTCATTCGATGTGCCGCAGAATACAGCCAATCTCCTTAAATCCACACTCACCCTGCCGTATGGCTCCCGCACATTGATAAATTCTTTAGATGTCAATTCCTTAAGTCTCTTCTCCTCTTTCTTTGATTTACCTCCATACTCATCATCCATAATGATTAACTTAATTGTCATGAGTATCTCATCATCTTTGCCGGCATCCATCTTAGACTCTGCAAATAGGTACCTGAGTTCCTTTGGCAGCAGGTACCGAAACCAATGTGTCTTACCTGTACCTTGTTCCTCACCTGAGAATATTAGCACCAATGGCGAGTGATTGCCGTATGCCGATGCCACCACAGATACTAACCACTTAAGTATAAATTTATTTGCATTGGGTGTGTCAGTGACCACGCTATCAAGCAACAAATTGATATTAGTATTATCATCATTCAATGGTGGATTCGACTCAAAGAATATGTGGAGCGGGTTGTATGTCTCGATCCTGTTTGAAAAAATTATGGATGTCACCAGATCCTTTGTGGCCTCCTTAAAAATCGACTTGCAGTCTAAAAATATCGAATTTAAATCACTATCATCAATCGGCCTGCCATCAAGCTCCACCTTTCTTGTCACCACGTTTTTTCTTAAATCATAAGTCCTGATAAATGCAGCAATATCAGCCGATACATTCTCACTTTTATACTTGATATCCTTTGCTACTATCTCATTAACTACTATCTCAGATTGATCGGTACTCACCCCTGCTGCCTCAAGTGACTTAATGATATCATTCGGCTCCATCCCTGCTGCCCTTTTCGACGAGGCAGCCCTTAAGAGCTCCTTGGTGTGCTCAGAATACACCTGGATGCCGTTTGCCTTGGCTAAATAATAAAGTGAGCCAATAGATGATTTCTTGGACTTTGACTCAGAATGGCTATTTAGACATGCAGTGTACTGCTTATCGCAGTCAATGGAGTTGTACTTCGATGAGTGTGCTGATAAGGTGTGGAAGTAATCTCTTCCACTCTCACCAAATTCGGACACCAAGGCATAGGCTATCTGGAGCCAATCTGCATAATCTTCACATAAGTTCAATCCTTTGCGATCCATGGCCTCAATCATGGCATCGAAATCCGTCTTAATCACTGCCACCTTTGGCTGCTTGAGTTCCTTCTTTTTGGGCAGGTACTTCTTGAACATGGCTGCCTTGGTATTAATAAACATCCAAGGATCATAAGATATGAAGCGAGCCCTGGACACATTCTTGCCGGACTGATCCACTATAAGCTGATACTCATTGTAAAGATAGGATGCAATACCATTGAAAGCATCAAGGTGCCTGGTGCCATCAATACGGATTATCAGGCACAGCCCTTGGCCACTGATGGAGGTGAATGCAGCGTAGATGTACGGATCCTCTTTGATGAGTTTCTTTGCATCCTCTGGATTTTCGAGATTGTCAATGTCAATGGCTATAAATCCAGAGTGTGCCCTGAGTGCCTCATCCTTTCTCTCAAAGAATGAGCCACTGACAGTGACCATTGGTGCTGATTTTTTCTTTTTATCCTTGATCTCTTTGGTGGCTGATGCCCGGACATCCAGAACAATGTCCTGCCACTTGCCCGATCTGACCCCTTCCAGAAAGGAGGTGAGTTCAATTTCGGTGTCTTGCTTATCGTAAATGTTGCTGTATTGTGATATCATGTGTCAAAAATAAACTATTGGCCGCTCATGTAGGTGTCAATTATTTCAATGCACTGATCGAGGCCAATGCCAAATGTGGCCCGATATCCGCACCGGTGCAGGCTGATCAACATATCATTCTGCCGTTGTAGGTGCTCATCACTTTTGATGGTGCCATCCTTTTTAAATGGTGACACCCCTTTCTTTTTGATCTCGATAAACAGCCCACAAAATTTGCCGTTTGGGTAGCAGATAAAGAGGTCTGGATATCCGGACCATGGATTCATGTACTTGTGCTGCTTGGCCTGATACATGCTCATCTTCATGCCGGCTGCGAAGTCGAAGCGGTACACCACATCTGGGTACTTGATCATCATGTAGTTTGAGATGGCCTCATATATGTCGGACTCTCTGGCCCCTAAGATTTTTTTCATGATTCAATTCTTTTATCCATTGGTATGAAGTCCGATCCGTTGCCATGTACGGTCTTAATGAAGTCCACCTCCACCTTGGCTGAGTTGATGATGGTCTGAGCCACATCAGTGATGGCCTTTGCCTTTTCGATCTCCATGTCACCATCTTTGAGCATTTCAATTACTTCAAAAAGGTGATCTCTTAAGTGTTCAATTTTGTTCCTTGCCATGATTTTTGATTATTTTTTTGAGTTTACTTATTGTCTTAATTGCTGCCACCACAATCTTTGGATATCGGTGCAGGGTGTTATTTAGCATGTGCTGCTTACGGTCAATCAGCTCCAGATTGTCAATATCGAAGTTTGACTTATTGCCATCTTTAAATGTCACAATCTTGCCCTTTGGAATTTTGCCATGTTCCTCTTCATAGATTAGTACGTGCAGCATCTTCCATGTTTTGGGCTCTGCCACCTTCATGTAGGTGTACCCATCAATGTCCACTCTGGTCCATCCCACCGGCTTGTGATTGTGGGGGAATTGCCCCTTTTGAAATTTAGTGTGGTCAGGGATCTTGGTGCCATCCACTTTCTTGCCCTTATTCCAGGGCGTGTGTCCTTTCTTGTACCGATTGGAAGCACCTGCCACTTTTATAAAGCTACCATGCTGCTGTTTCATGTACTCAGCAGACTTCTTTAGCCCTAACTTATTGGCTATTCGGTACACCTTACCCACACTGATTCCAAGGTGTGCTGCAATGTCGGATGTTTTGGTGTTGGCATAGTGCTGCCTGATGTAATCATTTATTGAAGTCTCCATCAAATTGATTTATAAAGGTTGTTATAAGGCCGTAGGCATGTTCAATCTCTTGTGCATTGTGCCGGTACAGGTAAAGGTCTTTTAACTTGCCTGACCGCTTCACCTTTGGTGGCACCCCGATATAGTAAAAATTAGCAGGATCGTACCCCATTATCATGCTGTACCAAACGGCTTGCACATGATTAACGTGCTTGATCATATCTGCTGCAAAGGCCTCCACATTCTTGGCTGAGGTGGTCTTGACATCGGCAATGATCTGCATGTCCTTCCAACAGATGTCCATCATGCCTTTTGCCATTACCACCTTATTCGGGAAGGTAATCTCAGATACAACAATTAATTCTTTGTCAGAATCATCAAAGAGCATGGATAGGAGCTGATGCTCATGAATGGCCTCATACACCCTTTGTGAGTCCTTTGTCATGTCATTGTAGCGTGTCTCTAAAAGTTGATAATGGAAGGAGGCCCCGGCATCCAGGGCACTCCTTGCATGGCTAATGTCACCGGTATAATGCCGCTTGATACGGCTTGCCGATATTGCCGGGTAGTTGATGTATTCCTCTCTGGTCATATTAAAATCTCAAATTTACTTTTTCTCTTCTGCGATAATTGTAAATTTCCTCAATTAAAATTTTGTAATTACTTGCACTTGTGCAGTCTTGTAATGCTGTCGGCTGAGTTTTTAATTTTTGCAAAAGCTCTGTAAACTGAAAATTTTTATTGTTGAATAGTTGAAGCATGGCTCCAATAAATGTTCGCCTCCTAACTCCTGCATAATAAGGCTCTATCATTAATATTTTTTCAATATACTCTTCTGCAAGCATTAAATTTTTAACCTTAAATTTTCCCTCGTAAAATTCTCTTATTGAATCACTATTAGCTGTGGACCAATTAGACAATAATGCAATACATTCATTATGGCCAATCCTATACTTTTCTTTGTAATCAGCATAAATCAAATAATCAGTATATCCTAACTTGCAATATCCCTCAAGATAATCATCAGCATTCCATGTTTTTGCATTTGCATTAAGAATGTGTACCTCATTCAGTCCATACCCAATACACACAATATAATGCAATGGTAGTTTTAATTCCTGAATTACCTCAAATCTGTGCTGCCCATCAATGATCTCATATTTTTCATTCACGATTATAACTGTAAATAAATAGTTTTGAGCCATTGATTTTCTTAACCTATTAATGTGTAATAGGTTTTTGTTTCTATTGCCATCTATTGGCTTAAATAGAAAGTAATCAGTTGTTGTGTGAACTTGGTTACTATGCTTCACCATTGGTTCGTTTTTTAAATTATTCATTTGATTTTATCGGGTTTTATAACTCCACCCAGAAGTTTTATTTTGATTATTTTTCCTCTCTTTTTCTGCCGCCTCAATGGCAGCCTTGGCCGAGTCAAGATTGGCCTTGATTGATACTGTACGTGGTTTCATATTATCTTACAAAGTGTTTGATGGTTATGGTATTATAATATGATTTGATTAGGATTTGATAAGGCTTCCATGACCTCAACACGTTTAAAATAGGTGCGCTTCCCAACTTTGTATGGTTTCAGGATATCGGACTTACACCATTCGTGAATGGTCACCAGTGATATATCAAATAATTTTGCAACTTCCTTCCTTGTCATTAAATCCTTGGTGGGTTCGGATGGTTTTTCAACTTGACGATTTAACATCTTTAATTCTTGCCGTACGGCTTGTGCAATTAGATTAGCCAATTCCGTTGGCGTAGTCTGAATGAAATTAATTGTTTCCATATTATCTGATTGATTGGGTTTTAACTTCGATTAATTCAATACCTGCAATGGCATCCACGCCACACACCTTCATGGCAGAGGGTAGGTTTTTTAAAAGGTCCTCTGGTGCTAATTTACCAGATTGAAACAGCACCGCCAAGACAGCACCCCACTGCACCTCACCATTGATCTGTGCCTTGATGGTGGTTCGGATATTGGCAGTCTTAGGGATGTCCACTGATGTGGCAAATAGCTGATCTGTGAATGAGGCCATGATGTCCGACACTGATTGAGCCTGCTTAAGTGAGGCCTCGGCCTCGGCTTTAATCTTAGCCTCTGCCTCCCGCTTGATACGTTCCTGAACATTATGGTATTCCAACATCTTGGCCTTGGTGGTCTGGATAAACTGCAGCATCGGGTCAATGGTCTCTTGCTCAATCTTCATGACCTCTTTCTTATAAAGGTCCAATGGAGCAGTGACCTGCTTGCGTGAAGATTCGATGTACTTGATCACATCATTAACAAGCTTAATGGTGTAGGCCATCTGGTTGTATGTCTCCTGATTGTACACTGTCTCATCTTTGTGAGCGTGAATAAGGGATTGTGCATGGAGCACTTGTGGATCGTTGATGGCTTGGTAAATTTTCTCCACAGGAATTGTGATTTTTGAAATTGCATTCATATCTTTGAAGTGTTGCTTTGTTTGTGTATTTTTTAAAAGGGAGGCATGTCATGGGCCTCCCTTTTTTTATTGGTTAAAATGGCGTTTTAGTGGATGTTGGTGGGCCAAATAAATCATCAAGATCAGATGATAAATCATCAATTGTGGACTTACTCACATAAGGACTGCCTACCTTTGGCACCTCTGCCGGCACCACATTAGTGGCCAATCCGGTGCCGTAATGCTGTGCAGCACTTACATTAGTGGCAGCGTTTAATCGGGCAGCCCACTCATCAGATTTGCAAATATCCTCCTGGATAAATGATGGCAGCTTGTCAAACACTTCCTGATCGTGCTCAGTGGTATCATAACAAAGGGCCTCATTAATCTGCTCTGGACACTCCATGCCTTTTGGCAGTGGTGAGATGCTCATGATATTCACAAAGGTGCGGCCATCGGCCAAGGTATTGTGAGATAGGTTAATCATGGCAGGCTTGCTGATTAGCTTAAACAGGTCAAGATCGGAGGCCTGCTTGTCAGTCATTTTTTTGCCGAGCCATGCCTCAATGAACTTTCGCATGATGGCTTTTTCGCCCATTGATAAATTCATGATGGTCTTGGCAATGAATGGCTGCTCACCTTTATCTTCTGCAAATACGGTGAGTTCATTGGGCAGCTCAAACACAAACTGTACTTTGCGTTTACGGTTCTGCCACTTCTGGTCAAAGGTTGTACCCTTGTCAATGATTTGGATGCAACGTGCTACGTGCGTCCCTTCTGGTGCGAGCTGTTTTGTACCGGTGCCACCGGTGCTGATTGGAGCTTTCATAAAATATAAAGGATTAAAAGATTACGATTGTAAGGCATCAAGTACGCCTTGATGTACGGCCTCCACTGCGAATGTGTAGGCATGATGGAACTCTTCGATGGTGCAAGGGTCAAAGATACGGATGTCAAATGGCACACCATGCTGCTGCTCTCTGTTGAATTGTCTGGCAAGCTGTGCCGATTTAGAATCATACCGCACCATGATGCCCTTTCGTGGCCCATCATTGATGATAATTGTCAATACCCCTGCGAGGTGATCATAATGGAAGTATTCTGTGCCCTCCAAATTCTTGAATAATGTTACTGCTTTTGTCATGATTATAAATTGTTGAATTGTGTCCACAAATATTTCTAAATAGTTTTGAATTTGTCAAGTAAAATCTATCAACAAAATGTAAACAATTAATAATCAGCACAATATTTTTATTTTAAGGTGCGGCCACTGCCAATCCGAACCCGATCAGCACACCCACTCCAATCTTAAATGGTGTGCTTTCGTACCACTTTGGTGGCTTCCTTACCACAAAGTTACTCATGGAAGTGATCTGCACATTTGGATTGTCCACTCTTATCCTTACCACCGGATCGGACACTTTAAAAATTTTGTTTATTAGCCCCTTCCTTATCGTATCTCCAATGGCTACGGTGTAAGATGTCGGAATTATTAAAGAATCAATCTGGAGCGTTCCTAATCGGTTAATGGTGCCACCTAATGTGAGGTACTTATCTTGCTTATAAAAGGGCCTTGGTAATTTAAGGTGAGGAAATGAGTCGATGTACACCGGCTCGGCCAGTTGAATCTCAGTCTTTACGACTGTCTTTGTCTGGTACTTCACCACCTCAGTTGGCTTTACCATCTCCATGTCTTTGATCTCTTTCACCAGGGCTGCCTCAAGCTTATCAGATTGCACGATCTTTTGTGCTTGGCTCACCAATGTGGCAGAGTCCTTGGCAATTCGGCTCACCAATTGGCCATTGTACTCAATCATGGTTTCTAAATCTGACAGGGCAGCCTGCCTATCATCACAGGATTTGAAGCTAAATAGCAGCAGCATTAGGATGATCACACCATAAATGGCATGGTGTGATAAGGAGTCGAATTTAAAGGTCTTGGACATGGCTCATAATTTGATTAAATCTAATCAAATAAGATGATTTATCCCTTAAATTATCCATAAGAATTTTGCTCACCACATACATTGGCATGCCACGCTCAATCACATAGCCAATCAGCACCCTGCATAATCTCTCATCACACTCCTGATCATTGGTGGGCAGATAATGTGTTGGCTCATTCATGCCTCAAAGATATTAAATTTGTCGGGTTGCTTTTTTAACCAACAATTTTACTACCTCATCAAGCCGGTCCACTGAGTTAGCAATCATAATCATGATGCCACTCTTTTCTTGCTCGGTTGCTTCTGGGTGATCAAGCAGCATCCTAACCAATCCACCAATGGATGTCAATGGCTGCCTCAGCTCATGGCTTAACATAAACCTAAACTCTTCCAATAGCACCTTTTGCCGCTCGTGCTCATGGGCCGAAATGGAAGTGACATCCACAAGCTGAATCCCAATAAAGTGCAAACTGTCTAAGATAGAATAAACATTCCACATATTGTACCGCTCGGAGCCAATCTTTTGTTTTGTCTTGGCATATACCCTTACCGGATCGGGTGAGTTCTTGGTGGCCTTTTTGATGGATCGTATCAGCTCATCTTTGTCGCTATCATCGGCTGCAATGTCAAGGATATTGGTAGGCTTGATGTGGCTGCTATACTCCTTAAATAGATCATTGGATGTGACAATTCGCCCATCAGCATCAGTGATCACATAAAACAGATCAATTGATGAGTCAAGGATGTGCAGGCTTGCCATACTGCAAAGATAATGTATGGCCCTAAACTTTTAAGAGAATTCTTGTTTTAGCTCTTTAAATAATGAAGCCCAAGATGGGCCACAAGTGAGCACATACTTAGCACTTAAGGCCAGCATGAAGCTGAACAGGATAGAGTTTATAAGTAAATCAAAGTTCATAGGCTGCTCAATTTCTGGCTGATTTCTTACTTGGTGAATTATTACAGGGCTGTACGTTGATTCACTTATTAAAGATACATCAGCAGGCCTTATTGTGTCAATAGATTTATGTACTACCTTATTAACAATGGGTGCCACAATATCCACAGCAACACTGTCCATTTCAATTGTGGCCACCGTATCGGCAATAATTGGCAAATCACTTACCTGCACCACTGGATGATTCTTGCAGTGGCCCGGGTTGGTACATTGTATGGTGTCAATTGGTGTCATTGTATCTTATCAATTGGTGTCACTATCTTGTGCTTTAGGTAAATAGCCTGCTGCCAATAAAGCGGCCACAATAGCGGCCAAGGTCTCGACTTCAATCTTCTTTAAGATCAGTAAGAATACAGATGCCAGAATTACCAAACTGCCCACCGTAGCCTTCCAATGCTTTAAGACGATATTGTAAATCCTTCTGCCCTTATTGGTACGCTTAGTCATGGTCCAATATACGTGAAAGGACTTGGTGGTGTTGATTAAAATTGATGCTATTATTTACAAAGTGAAAAATACAGCTTTGCCTCTTCACGTCTCCTGGTCACCAGTCCGGGCAGCACCTTGCCACCGCCCCGCACCCATTTATTAAACTCATCTACTATGGATGGATCGGCTGCATTGGCCTTGGCCTTTTTTAAAAGTGTGGACTTAATGAATGCCCCTGTTCCTACATTGTAGCAAAATGACACAAGGGCATCAAATTGGCACTGATTAATATTGGGCAGATGCCTGTTTACTGCATCCTCATAAGACTTCATGGCCGCCAATAAGAGTGATGTGGCCTCTTGCTCATTATCCAATTTATCTCCAATCTTTACTTTGCTGCCATCAGGATATCGGGTGTTGCCAAATCCGATGGTAGGCACAGAAGCCGGGCATAGGTATGCGTTTAATCTTAGCCCCTCATGTTTTTTAATTATATCAAGTCCTAACTTAGAGGTCGAGCGCATATTAAATAATTTCGTATTGACCTGTAATGGTCAAATATGAATAATTAAAAGCCGTTGTATTTGATACTAAGAAAACGCTTATCTTATCATTTGCCGAGTCCGAGGCTGCATAGCTATCGGGTAGCAATTCGCTTAAATCCTTGTACCAAATTGTAGCAATAAACTCTTTATCCCCGCCAAAATTAGAGGCAATAGGTAGGCTCAAATTAAACGAAGCTGAGGTTTCACCTGTATCGAATTGCACATCAAGCAAAAATGAAACGTTTACAATATTATCAATCTTAGTATAATACGCCTTAAAAGGTGTCACCAGTACCCCGTTCGTTCCGTCGCTAACCGTAGGTGTATAGCTGCCCGCTTCAAGTTGTGGAATACCTGAATAGATATTTTGCACCTCAATCTGTTTAGACTGGTTTGAGCTGCTATCAACAATGTACATCACATCGGCAGGGTCTGCCGTTCCTAACGTGGTTAAATCGGTTACTTTTACGCCTGCCATAGTTGGTTAGTTTTTACAAAGTTAATCAAAATAATCATATTGTTTCGGCACGTATTCAATAGCGGGCAACTCCTTTACCCAATCAATCGTCGTGCTGCTTACCTCTTCGCTGCTTATTATCCAAGTGCCATTTGCATCCTGAATAGGGTTAAACGTCATATCGGTTACATATTGAACGCCTGTTAATTGCTCGGCTTGTTCGGGTGTGAGTTGATAAACTATTGTCATACTTGTCTGCCTAAAGTGGTTTGAAATGTTTGATTTATAGTATTAAAATTTGAAACATCTGTGTCGGTTAATCCTAAGCCTATAAATGCCAACGCATATTGTTTACTTCCAAAAAATAAAGGTGTGTTACCCTGATTATAACAGCCTA